GTGACCGGAAGCGGCGACGTTGAAGTGACCGCAATCCACCCGGTGCCATTCCAAAAGTAAAGCTGCCCGATCACGGGCAGAGATGAGGCGACCGGCAGCGGTGAGGTCGTGCTTAACTCTGGCGGCAAGGTCGGAATCGGAGTTGAACCACCTCCAGCGGAACAACCGCTTATGCAAGTTACCGGCAGCGGCGAGGCGGTCGTGTACGACAGCGCAAAAGGGGTTGGAAAGACCACCGGCAATGGCGAGGCCGAAGTGTATGGAATCGGTGTCGGCGGAGATATGCTCGAAACGGTTGTTCCGCAGCTTTCCCATGCAGTCAGATTGCCACTGCTAACCGAAACCGCCAAATAAAAATTGGTAATAACCGGCGTATTTCCAACTGAGAGCAGTGGCCCGCCGTATTCGCCTTGGTTGGTTTGCGCTCCGAAGCCTGTTGAGGTGATCGCAAAATAGGTGCTGCCGTTGTTCGAGGACCCCATCGGAGTTACGGTGCCCAAACCGTTAAACCCAAACTCGCAGACGCCTTGACCGCTCAGGTTTATCACCGGCAGGCTGCCACCGGACGAAAATCTTGTAGGCCCGTAGACGACGGTTGGAGCGTCTGCCTGAGTTGGAATCGAGCACGTTACAGCCGCGCAAAGAGCGAGCAACGCAAAAAGTGTCCGGGCTTTCACCTTACCGTCCAGCTATCGCTGCCTGGCGCTGAAGCGCTTGGCGAGCGTACTCCTTCGGGTCGGCGGCCACGCCGTTCACGCGGGTTGCGGGCGGAGGCGGCACTACCTTCCGTTGCGGCGGCGAGGCTGGGGTGCCGGTCGATACGGACGCGGCGTTCGCGCGCGCCACGCCACGCTCGGTAGCGGCAGCGACGGCAGCGACGGCCGGTGAAGCAGAAGCGGACTCTCGCTCGCGCCGCAGGTCCTCATACGCCAGAACGATCGATGACGGGCTCTCGCCGTACTGGTCGAACAGCCCGGACGCCCGGCCGTAGTCCACCGCACGCATAAAGGAGTTCCGGTCCTTCTCCGGGTTGCCGCTGAACTCGTCGCCGTAGCGTTGGCAGAGCATCTGGTAACCTTGGTTCCCGACTGCCACGCGCGCGTCGTACTGCTGGCGAGCCTGCGTCTCTTGCGTGCGGCGCTGCTCCTCCTCGGAAGCCATCCGCTCGACCAGGCTCGTAACCTTCCCCAGCCGCTCGTTGTACGGGCGGAGCGCCTCGGCTAAGAACGGGTCCTCGGCTTCGGAGAGCGGTGCAACGGCTGGCGCCGCGGTAGCCGCAACGGCAGCCCCAGCTTCGGCCGCGGCGGCCTGCGCCGGAGTTAGCGACTGCCCCGCGATGCGCCGGTTGTAGGCATCCACCACGAAGTTTCCGTACTCCGGGTCCTCCAGAGCGCGCTGTATCAGCGGCAGGATGGCTTTCAACCGGCCGTCGCCAACAAGCGGCTCGACGGTCTTTCGTAGATCGCCCAGGAACATCGTTTTGCGCGAGTAGTCCGCGCGCCGCATGTAGCCGTTGCGAACGGCAGCGGCGGCATCCTTCGGTACGCGCACGGTGAATTTCTTGTCGAGGTCCGGGTCCTCGTATTCGACGTCCTCGTAATCGGCCATCGGGTCGGGTCGCTCGAGGATGGCAGCGGCGGCGCCTTCAGCGGCGGCCTCTCCCGTTGGAGCGGCGGCGGCCGGCGCGATCGCAGCATCGGCGACGTCGGCGGCGGCTTCGGAAACGAACCTCCCGCTAGCGGGGTCCCGATCTTTCGGCGCAGCCTCCGGTGCGGCGGTCCCGTCAATCTCAGCCTTCGCTCCGGCAAGCGCATCGGTCGTCCCGCCAGCATCACCCGCAGGCAACTCCGCGGCCTGGCGCGGCGCGATCGGCTGGCCCGTCTCCTCATCGAGCGCAACGGTCCCGCGCGAAAAGTCGGGCAACAGTTGCGCGGCGACCGGCGCCGCAAGCGGTTCAGCGTGAAGCTCGGCGGCCGGCGCAGCGGTAATCTTTTCGACCAACTCGCGCGCCTTCGTGTTTACATCGGCCAGCGACGGCGGGCCGTTACCCGTGGTTGGCATTACTATTCCTCCTCAACGAAGCGGGGCCGCCGGTTAAAGCGGCCCCGCAGATTCCGTTACGACGGACTACTTGCGCCCCCGACGCGATGCTTTGCGACCCTTGCGACCCTTGCGGCCTTCCTTTTTGAGCTCCTTCATGTGCTTACCGAAGCCGTGCTTCTCTTTCTTTCCTTTGCCTTTTCTGCGAGCCATATCGTTTACGTCACCTCACTTTCACGCCATATAGGCTCCATCTCGCGAGTCACCTAAGACCCGCTATCGGGTGCGGGCTGCGCGTCGGTGTCTGCCGACGTGTAGTGCGCGTCCGAACTTCCCTCGCTATCGCCGTCCGGTTCCGCAACGGAGGTTGGTGCCCCCGCGGTGTCGCCTTTCGCCGTGTAGTGAGAAATCAGTTGCGTTCCCGTTTCGACCATCGAATACAAAACCGCTACCACCTTGGGCGACTTCGCGAACGTCGGCATCTTGATGGCGAGCTTCAACTGCCTCATGCTCGCGTCCACGAGTTGCCAGCCGCCTGGTAGCTCCGATGGTAAATCTTCAAAAGCGGTCGCCGTCAAAGATGACGGGGGCCTAGGCGCAATGCCTGGAGGTGGCGCGACCTGTGGCGGTCCTGCTGCTCCCGGCGGACCAGGTAGTGCAGGAGGCGGGCCTCCCGCGCCCGGTGCCGGTGCTAGGCCACCCATGCGGCGGCCCCTCTATCGGTCCCCATCGCTTGCATTATGGCACTCCTCATGCGGCTTGGCTACTCTTACGCTTTGAACCCGGCTTCTTTGGGGTTGAACCGGCGGCGGCTTGCCCCGGAATCTGCCCCGTGATAAGCCAGTTGCGGCTCGGGTCTTTCAGGTTGTCCCACATCCGGCGCTCGAGCGCGGTCGCCGATGCGATCAGCCCCATCTCCTGAAGCTGGCGCCAGACCTCCGGCAGATCGATCAGCGCCTTCCCGCTCCCGAGCAGGTTCATCAGCGAGTTGAACTTCTGCGTCGAAGTGCGGTTAGAGCCCGGCTTCGCTTCGACTTTGAGAGGCGCGGTGAAGTGCGACCCGAGCAACGGAACCGCTTCCATCACGCCCGCGTCATTCTTCAACTGCACGAGATGCGGCGTCGTGTAGAAGCGCGTCATCAACTCCAGGAACTGCGTTCCGAGCGTAACCATCGCTCCCTCGATGCGGTGGAGCGCGTCGTTGAAACGCACGCCCGCCGCTTCCTGGTACATCGAAACGGTTTCGCTCGACTGCTGCCCCTTGAACTTCGCGGTGCCGCTGGATATTTCGTTGAGCCCTGATAGCTCCCGAATCTGCCCCTCGACGTACTGCAATAGCTGTTGAACGTACTGCGGCATATCCGGGCCGGGCTCGCGCTTGCCGTACCGCAGACTCTGCATCGTTTCGCGCTGAATCGCACCGGGCGCGTTCGTTATATCCTCGTCGGCCATCTCGTCCCCGAGCGGCAGACGCCATATCGGGTTAGAGGTGAGGTTCGCCGCGTCGTACATCAAGCCCAGAAGGCGAATCCAATACTCGTAGGCGTCGGCGATAAGGTCGAGGTCGGAGAGCCCCCAGAACTGCTGCGGGTCGGGGTACGCTTCAATCTCGATTAGTGGGATGTATCCCAGCGGGTTCATCCGGTCGTCCGCTTTGAAGTCCTCGTCTACGATTATTACCAGCCGCCCATCGGGGTAGAGCGGGTAGTCCACCTTGTGATTGATGACTTCGAGCGCGTCCATCTCGTCTATGATGCGAAGGCCGCCGTAGATTTCCGCCTCGCGCACGATCGCAACGTATTCCTCCGGCCACTCGTAAATGACGTTTCCTTCGGTTATAACGCGGCGTAGACGCTGCGTGTCGCCATCGGTCAGCGTGACCTTCTTCTCGCGCGTGGCGGGCTCGCCAGCGGCCGTAAACAGCACCTTGGAAACCTTGGTCGTCTTGCGCGGGCGAGTCCAAAACTCTCTGACGATTAGCCCGCTCGTTCCGCCGGAGTTGTCGGGAGGGTTCGCGCTGGCGGCGAATGGCGGGTTGTTCAGGGTGCCGCCGTCCGGGAACGTCATCGAGGTAGGCGGGGACAGCACGTCGCCGTCGTTGTCTGTGTTCTCAAACCCGCGGTTCTCGCTACGCTTGCGGATGATTTTGTCGCGCAGGTGCGGCCAGCGGGCGAAGATTTTGTTGGGCGACTCGCGGTACTCGTACAGCAGCACCTCGGCGTCATCGACGCAGGTGGCGTTCGCGTCGGCGAATACTTGCTCGCCAGTAACGACGGTGAGCGTGGCCTTTGTCTCGCCGCCTGGCCCAAACGGGTCCGGTACGAGGCGCAGGAAGTATTTGATTTGGATTCGCGAGCCGAGGATGGCGTTGCGAATCTTCTGTTGCCAATGCCCGCTTTCGTAGGCTTCCTTGAAGGCGGCGGTCGCTATGTCGGCGATACGCTGGTACTTCGCCTGATAGGCGGAGTACGTGACGGTCGGCTTGTTGTCGGCCAGGATGGACGCCCATTGAATGGGGATGGTCGAGACTTTGGGAAACTGCTTGCCGAGCTTCCAGCGCGGCCGGTTGCGCCACCAAGGCGTCCCGCCGCGGTACAGGCTCATCGCGCAACCCATGCGTTCGGTGACCGGCTGCTTCTCGCGATGCAGCACCGCCGAAGCGTTCCGGCACCACGTTATCAGCGGGTCATCGTAGTCGTCCTCTTCGTTGTAGCGGGTGGTATCGGCCCACGGCTTAGACGGCGCGGTAACGAGGTATCCGCCGGGGCTCGCGCCCCACGTTGACCCGGCCACCGAAGGTCCGAATACGCTCATACTGCTATCCTGTCAAAAAGCGTGTGTTGCAAGCCTGGCGCTACCCGCGCGTGTTTCCTACAATTGCACGATTTGCATAGAGCTTGGATATTGAAGGCATAGTCGCTACCACCCCTGGAAACCGGCACGATATGGTCTACAGTTAAGGGCTTTTTCTGTAGGCATAGGCCGCAGCGCCATTTTTGCTTACGGCAAATAGCTTCCCATTCTAATTCCGTATGCGAACCAAGCGCTCCGGCCTTCCTCATCCTATGCCTATTAGCGTGCTCTAAGACTTTCTTTGGATGGGATCGCTGCCACTTTTTATAATTTCTAGCGTGGCAGTCTTTGCAACGATACTTTACTCGGCCTCTCTTTATAGTGCTAGGAACCTTATTGGGCGACCCACATACACGACACAAGCGCTCGTGCCTTGATGGGCCGTAATCTATGGATCGCATGTATTCGTACAGGCAAGGGCGACACCTTACGGCGGTCCTTCTGGTTAGAAGTTTACCGCAGTTACATTTGGGGAATTCCTTCGTTGTAGGCCGCCTCATACGTCACCGGGATGTTCGGACACTAGCCTGTGAACCTTTCGCTCAATGCCACGGGCGGTTGTTGCCTCACGCTTAGACTTCTCCTCGGCGAGCGCCTTTTCGACGCACTTTGGCGTGCCTGCGTCCCAGTGGACAAAGCCGCGCTTCGTGACCTTCTGGTCGTAATCACGGCGCGACTTAATATGGGTGCCCCCTGTGACCTCCATGCCGTCGATGATAGCACGGTCTGTCCCCGGGACGGTAACGGCATACATATCGTAGATGGCGTCGTCGGGCGCTTTCTGGATGGTTAGGGCCTTTTCCATGAACTGTTCGTCTGAGAGCGGGGCTCGGCGTCGGCCGCAGGCTGCGTGTACGAATTGGCCGTCTGATTTGGCCCATTTAGCACTCGTACAGTCACAGAATTGCGAGCGTGCTTCTTGGCTAACCCGCCAGCCGACGATAACCATGCCCTGCATAACGGGGAAAAATCGCTCCAGAATATAAGGGGATACGACTCGCTCTCGGCTGTAGGGGACTTCGATCTCGCCTTTGGCATAGTACCTCTCTGGCGCTAGCGCCTTCTCTATCTCAGCGAACGGGATGGGCGCGAGTTCCGCGCGCTGGCGGTGACCGACACTAAAAGGCAACCCGCGCCCCGACTTGTAGATGTCGAACGGCGAAACCACCTCGCCCGCGGGACCGCGAGGGTCGAGGAGCTTACGGAGCCAGTCGAGTTTAAGTCGGCTCATAGTCCCCTGGGACGGTATCGGACTGCCAAATGTAAACCGGGTGGTCGCTCTGGATGTAGATTAAACGCCCGAAACCCGTGCTCATCCTGCGCGGCTTAGTGCAGTCCACTGCCGTTTTTACGGTTGGTAACGCCGTCCCGCTACGCGGGATTATCGGTGAGTCGTCCATTTGATTTCTCCACTTTCACGGAAACCACGCGCGGCTTGAAGTCCGGCCCAACTCCGTGGGTTGGCGGCGGTGGGGAACCCTGATGCGTTTTCCACAACGGCGAATATCCTGGGCGCTGCGCCGCATCGTCGTTCCAATCCACGAATAGATCGAACTGCGGCTTAGTAGTCCTCGGCATACGCTTCCACTAGCAGTGGTTTGCTAACCACCTTCTCGGGCGCGGCGCCCTCGGGGTGTTCCTCTAACGTCGCGGTTTCCAGACCGACGTTCAGCCGCAGCTTGGTGAACACGCCGAGAACGTGAACTTGCGTTATCACCTTGTGCTCGATGCCTGACAGGATGATGTCGCTACCCGCGAACTTCGCCAGCATGATTACCTGCCTGCGGAAGAACGGCATCGGAACCGTCGAGGGAACCATGAAGATGCCATCCTGCGTCTCGTCGTCGTAGGTTTTCAGGAACGGCACCTTCGCAGCCGCAATCTCCTCCTTCGTAACGACCGACTTCATCCGCACGGCCTGGTCGGCAACGTCCATCCGATGCCCGCTTCCAACGTTCACCACGACTCCCGCGGTCCAGCCGACCTCGTGCTCTTTGCCGACGTCATCGGTGCGAACCACCACGATACCCGAGGCGGTGTCCTCGTCAACGTCCAGCATCTCCACGAGGATGCGATCGCCGTGCGGAATGAAGTCGAGCGGGTTTTGTTCGCTCAACCGAATCTTACGTTTGGGGACGAGCGGCGTTACTGGGCTCATGCTTCGTGCGTCCCTTCTACCTGACGGGCTTCGCGTTTGGAGAGGCGTTCATGTAGAACGTTAAGCGCAGCGTCAAGATGCTCGATGGCGAAAGCATTGGCCTCGCAGGCGAACTTTCCGCCAGAAGCCTGCTGATAGTATTCGATGCGCTGCTTCGCCGCAGCAATCACCGTCTCCACGAACGCTCCGCTTGGAGCCTTACGGTCAGGCCCGCGCCCAAGCGGCCCGTTCTGCCACTCGATGTCGAGGCCGGTCCCGTAGACGTATCCGCCTGCGGGATTCTCGTTTTCGTCGGTTTCGTTGACGGCGTTAAATTTATCTAACATAGTATTCCTCCTAGAAGTCCTGTGAAGTAAGAACAGCGACGATAACGATTATAGCAAACACAATAAAGAGGCCAACGCCAACCCAGGTCCAGTAGAGGTCACCCTGGGAGTCCATCAGCGCGGCATCCCCGACGCCCCGCCAAAGAACTTCTCCCAGTCCCCACCAACGACCGCCTTTACGTCCTCGAACGGTACGCTCCAGTCGCTGTGCATCTGCTGGTTGCTGACGGTGTTCCCGCTCCAGATGCGCTGCACGGCAAAGCGGTAGTCTAGCTTTAGCCCAAGCGAGAAGCCGTTGG